GAACTTGTCCGACGGTATGCGGTCTCCGACCCCTCCGAGGTCCTTATAAACCTCCCACAAGGCAGACTCCCAGCGCTCGAAATCAACGTAGCTGATAGTCCTGTTGTAGTTCCAGGAGGTCTCCATGGAGGGATCCTGTCCGCGCGATCTAGCACATTCCAGTATCAGCGATTCCAGCTCATTGGCCTCGTCATAGCGGAACTGCGACTCCCTGGTTGTTTCCGGAAATGAGACTCCTTCGACCCCGCATTCACGCGCGACCATGTTGGCGTTATAACACACGCGATTCATGTCCATGAATGTAAAATATTCGTTGGGGTCGCCGTCCCAGACCTTACCCATGAGCTGCGGCAATACCATGATATCACTCGCTCAATATTCCAACAGGGATTGCGATCGATGGCTTGGACAGCATCGCTCTCAGCGTCACGGTGTTTCCGCTGACGCCTGCGACGTGTATTCCTGCGTCGATGAACGTCCTCGCTTCCTCTGCGGTCATTCTATCTACCATTCCACATAGCGCGGTCCTGACCTGATGGCCCATGTCCAGCGTGCATGTCCAGGGTCCTGACCCTTTCCATTGATCCGGCTGGATCGTGACGTTCTCGGCATGGCTGAACATCCCTGTGATTACCTTGATAGGAATGTCCACCTTGGGCTTGATCGATGTGGCCCAGAACCTCATTACCCCTGTCCCGTTCTCCTCCGCCCTGAGCAGGGCATTGTATTCGGCGACACGCTGGCCCAGGGTGGCGAAGTCCGCGACATAGGTTATCAGCTCGTCCCGTCCTGCCAGGGGCACGGACACATCCGCATAATAAGGGCCTGTCCCTTTCCAGGATGTCGCCGGGATCGTGTATTCTCCTACATCGATGATACGGAATGCCGCCTGGATGAGGAAGCTCTCCTTGACCCTGATCGGATTCGGTTCAAGCCCCACAAAGGACACCTGGACCGACTGAATCGTGCTCATTCCACGACCTCAACAGGGAACGGGGCCTTTCTGCGGTCCGTTCCAATGTCGTACATTACCGTAATACGATATATCCCTACCTTCAGCGGATCGAACAGGAATGACAGTTCATGGCCGTCAACAGTCATCGTTCCCGAAGATTCCACGGCCCCATCTATTTCAACGATGTACTGTGCGTTGGATATGGCGAAATCCTCTCCCTCGATGTTGTCCACCCTGAATCTCAATGTGACCCTCTCTCCATAGATAATTCTCACACGCTCGCCTCCCTCATGTTGTATCTGCAAGTAATGGGCAGTGCCGTGACCATCATCGCATCGGGGATGACGGCCAGCATTGGTATTTCTTCCATATTTACCTTGTATTCGGCCATCCTGATGCCCACACGGAGCGGATCCCCGCGCATCGTGACCTGGTATAGCTTGTCCAAGACCTCGATGCACTTAATGACGCCTCTTACGAGGGTCAGGATGGCCGCGTTGTAGCCGACGTTCCCGTAATCGTCCTCCGCCCAGAACTCACAGATATATTTTCCCGTGAGGGTCTCGGGAATGGGGAAATAATACCTGTCCCCTTGATTGAGGAAGGGCAGATAGTCATGCCTGTTTATTGTCCCATAGACCCTCACTATCGCCATCAGACGGACCTCGCAGTAAGGCTGATGGCCAGACTTCCGCCCACATCCGAGGGATTGGGCGTGATGGCAATATCCGTAATGACCGGCGCTGCTGTGCTGACGATAACGACACGGGTAACGGTCGTGACCTGTCCCGCCGAGTCTGTCGCGGTGATGACCAACGTATTCGTGGCATCGGGTGTGAGCTTGACGACCTGGCTGAATTCCCCTCCCGTCACGGGGACGTTAGTATAGTCCTGCGCGCCTCCCGTGATCTTGATCGTCACGGGCGAGGATGTCACATCATTGGTTGTTCCGCTTACCGTGATGGTCGTGAGGTTGGTCTTGGTGGTCTCCTCCGCAGGGCTGGTGATATTAAGCGTGGGAGGGGTTGTGTCGATGGTGAAGGTCGCAGATGCCTCGTTGGACCTATTGCCGTCATGATCTGATCCATAGACCTTGACGCTGTGCTCCCCGTCCGCCAGGTTGGTTGCGGGCGTATAAGTGCATGTTGCGGTCGTTCCGTTGATAGAGGCGGTCGCCTTGATGGGTGAACCGCCGTCGATGACGACATAGCATTCCGCCGGGTTGACTCCCGATCCCGAATCTGTCACGGCAAAGGTGATGATCGGCTTCGCGTTCTTTATGAAAGCGCCAGATGACGGGCTGGTCAGTGTTGCAACAGGGGCGGTCTTCTCAAGAACTTTGAGTTTGAGTGCCTCGCCCCATGTGGTGTCGGTCACGTCCAATGTAGTGATGTTACCATAATCGTCGGTCGCCTTGATGGTCACCGGATAATAACCCTTGCCTTGAGCATTGGTCCCTACTCCCGGTCCCTGTCCTGAATTGTTGCTTCCCGATGTCTCCGTCGGTGCGGTGGCACTGACTGTCCATGTGTCTCCTGTGCCCTTTGTCAAATTGTAGGTCTGTCCATTGATTATGGCCTGGACAGACACGATCGTTCCTGCCATACAGACAATATAGATAAAGTAGTTTAAATAGTTTCAACGGACGGCCCGGATCGTGGACGTCAATCCTCCGTCGTAGGTAGTCTCGATATATATCGCATGTCCATTCGTCGGGGCGCCCGGCGTCCACTTACCGACCAATCCTATGATGTCGCCCATGTCCATCGCCGGGTCGGCGCGTGCCTGTGTCTCGGTCTGCATCTGATAGATGCGGGATATCAGGCGGTTGGTGATCTCCTTCGCCTTCTCCAAGGTCAATACCAAGGGGTTATTCACGACCAGCGCGGATTTTGCCTGTGCCTGGTCGGTGCGCATATCCACGATGTGATATTTTGTTGTGGTTCCATCTTTGTAGGCAACTGAGACCACATTATAGATCATCGCCTTGGATGAGCGCGGATAGGCCATCATCATCTCCACATCGAGAACGCCATAGTCATCCGACGGTGCCGATGTCTGCACCCTGATATTCCCTGACCTTGTAGGTACCATAGACAGATCGAAATATTGGCACATATAGACCATCGCGGACAACAGGTCCTTATTGGCGTCAGACGTCCACTCGGCATCGGGGAATATCCCGAAGAGGGCCTCGTCCAACTCGTAGGGGATACGGAGGTCCGCCATGAGGTCCGTGAAGAAATCGCCCAATGACTGGTCCGTCTTCAGCGTCACCTGCGACATGTTATCCTTGAATGTCACCCTCGCATCGTATGCCCTCACACGCAGATCGACATCTGAGGCCACACGCTCGGAGATCTGGAAACGTCCGCATGGGACCGTGTAGCGCACATCATCCTTGAATATCATCAGCGCCAGCTCCACGGGATAGTTCACGGGGATGCTCGACAGAAGCCCCTCGGGGTTGTCAGGGTCGTACTCTCCAAAAACATTCATCAGGGCGAAATCGAGCTCGTACAACGGCATCGAAATACCCACGGGGTCCCATTCCTGCACCCATGAGGTCACGCCCGAGAGAGACGTGCTCCCATATGCGATGGAAGCCCCGAACACGATCTCGGCTATCTTTACATGATGATACGGGTTCTCGATCCTGCGAACATGGATGACGATGCTGTCGTAATCCGTCGCATCCGTGATCATGACGCGGCCTGCCGACGGGACCAGCTCCGCCGTGCGTGTCACCGTGTCCCCCGTGCGGAACGTCGCATCTGCCTCCAGGATGTTCCCCCCATGCGTATATATCGTGAACGCGGAGCTGTGGACCTTAGATAGTCTTATCGTGATCGTCCAGTCGATGCTCCCGTCCGCCCCGCTGATGACGTCTGACCACAATCCGACCTCCGGAGGATATCTTACGGCGGATATCGGCGGGGCCAGCATCCCGAACCCTGCCGCCGTCCTGATGCCGTCTCCCTCGAATGTCGTCATCCATTCTGTTATCTGATAGTTGGCATCGAACACCTGCGCTGGGTTGGACATGGGAAGAAACGTTCCCTCCACTGCGATCATATCATCGGCGGCGGTCATGTCGATGTTGGTCCCGATGGACACCAGCGGTTCTACGCGGATGTCCGTCGATGCCAATACGTCCGCGTATCCCTCAGGCATTGTGTGTGTCATAACTCTACCAGCGTCATCTTTATCTCGTAGAGGTCGAACCTCTGCCCCCTCAATGTCAGCATCGGGGACACCTTGGAGTCGTTCCCGCGATAGAACTTCCCGTACTTCACCTGGTCGTCCTCCACGTCAAGGTAGCGGACGTTGAACGAGTTGTCGGACGTGAGCGACCAAATGAGATTCTTCTCCTCCGCCGTGAATCCGCTCCACTGCACCTCGATCGTCTTCTTCGTGTTGATGCGAAATTTGTAAAGATTGCCTAATGCGTTCCTGCTCGCCTTGACGATCTCTTGTGTCTGCGTTGTATAACCGCCGAATGACGGCTGGGGAAGTTCGATGTATGCTCCACCCTTGGATATCGCCAGAACCCTCATGTCACGGTCCCCCTACGGTTTCCTTCGGCCTGTATGTCGTCATAGATCGCCCTCGCCAGTACCTTCCCATCCATCGTCAGGGTTATCTCGGTCGTCCCGCGACTCCCCCCGCCCATCTCGGATACTGTCTCCCTGAATGCTTGTTTCATTGTGGACAGCGGAGATATGACCTCCTTCTCGCTGCGGTTGTCTCCGACCATGACCAGCTTAGGATCGTTCGGCTGAAACACCCCGCCGTTGGCGAATCCGAGGACCCCTCCGACCTTATCGGCGACACCGCCGAAGAAACCTCCGACCTTATTGGCGACACCGCCGACGGCATTCTTGACGGAGTCTATCTTATCTAAGAGCCATTTGACCTCACCCATCAGCCAGTCCACAGCGGACTTGATGGGGGCATACACCTTATCCCAGGCGGCCTTGACTCCTCTCCATAGCCCGTTGAAGAGCGCCTTGAGATTCCCGATGGCCTCGTCGAACTTTCCGAGGAAATACTCCTTGATCTTATCCCAAATGCCAAAGACGAATGTCTTGATTTTGTTCCAATTTTCCTTGGCACGGTTCAAGCACGCTTCCCATGCCTCAGAGACCTTCTCCTTAAAGGAATCCCACAGACCGAGAACGAATCCCTTTACGGACTCCCAGATCCCGGTGGCCTTGGCAAGGACCCAATCCCACGCTTCCGTGACCTTTTCGGTGAAGCTGTCCCATAATCCGAGGACAGTTGTCTTTATGGATTCCCAGATACCTCCGAAATACTCGACGATGCCATCCCATGCTTCGATGGCCCCTGCCTTGAAGTCCTCCCATATCTTCTTCAGGTCCAGATTCTTCAGTTTGTCAAAGAAATCCGTCACTGGCTTAAACACGTTCGAGATCTTCTTGTTGAGGTCGGCTCCGCTCTTGCGGGCCTCCTCCATGAGCTTGGCCGTCTTCTCGGCTTGCTCCATATCGCCCATTTCGCCGACATCGAGAGCATTCAGCTTATCGAACGATGCCAATCCTGCATCGGCGGCCGCGCCTGCTTCTTCCATATTGTCGGCCATATCCCCAAGGGATTGGTTGTTCTTCGATGAGATTCCGAAAAGACCTTGAAGAATGCCGACGAACTGCATCACCTTCTCGACAACCCATGTCAGCGCGTCGGCGATGGCTGAGATTGCGTTGGCCATCCATTCGAATATAGGCGAGGCCAGCGCTCCTATCGATGTTTTGAGCTTCTTGGTACTCTCCTGCATCTTGGAACTGGCCTTTTCGAAACGGACGGGATCCGCCATCTTCGCAAGCTTTCCTGTGGTGTTGAGGATGGCCTGTCCGAGTTTCACGGCGATCTTAATGGCCAGTCCTGCGACTGCGACGGCTGCCAAACCCATCGCGGCCTTTCCCGCCTTCCCCGCTTTGGAGAAGCGTTCCTTCATATCGTCAACTGCGCCTATGGCCTTGTCCGTAACCGGAGATATGCCTTTGATAGATTCAGCGAAGCCCGAGAATCTTGTCTTTTTCTTGGCACCCTCTCCGGTCTTCTTTATGCTGTCGGACATTTCGCCGGCCTTGTCCTTGATGGACTTGCCCGTCTTGCTAACGGACTGTTTGGCCTCGTTCATGGCCTTCTTGAAGGCTTCGACATTCGCTTTAATTGCAATTGTGACGGTTTCTTCTACCATTTCAATCATCCCATTTGTCGGCGACGGCCCTGAAACGGTTGAGGATGGCGACACTCTGATTCATGGCCTCCGCTTCCTCGGTCTTCCGCTCCTGCTGGATGCGGAACTCCGGCGGATATAGATGTTCTGCGACATCCATGAATGTTCCGCCCTTCCCGAAGACGATCGCTAATCTCGTAAGCGTCTGTGCCGTGTCCCGTTTGTCTTCCAGCTCTCTGGCGCGATCATAACGCAGAATGCGCCAGATCGTTTGGGGCGGGGTCTCGGAAGGGATCCCCTCTGCCAGCCCCGCCATTGTCAGTCCGTCCGTCACACGTCCCGAACGGAAGAGCTCGCTGATGCGGGCTCCTCCGAAATAAACCCCGCCTCTTTCAGGCATTCGATAAAGATGTTCATCAGGTCCTCGATGGTCACCCCGTCCTTGGTCATCTGCTTGAGGTCGCTTCCCAGCACACGGGCCATGCGGTCGAAGGCCGAGAATCTCATCTTATCCGAATCCAGGCCGGACAGGTCATCCATGAGCGAATAATCTGGATCTTTGGCCTCCATCTCCAGGATCTTGTCGATGTCAAGTTCGAAGGTCTTAATGATGCCCTTTGAAGTTGTGAACTCCATGCTCATTCGCTCCAGATCGCGTACAGTGTGGTATCTTTGTAGATCGGGAATGTGTCGCCCTCGTCGTAACTGTCCCCGCTGGCATCGGTCTTCGTATTGAAGAATACGAACTTCTTACCCTCAGGGGCTGTGAATATATTGGCCTCGACTGTGACGATGGCCGCGTTCTCGTAGGGGCTGGACTTATCGGTCATCTCTCCGCTTCCACCGTTGGCGTTGTAGGTTACGGTGTATTGTGAGGAGATAAGCGATTCGATGGGCCTGGTCTTGGGAATGACCGTGACGATCAGGTCACGAACGGTGTCCACCTCTCCGGCCCCGAAGCGATATGCGAACTCCCCCCTCCAGATGACCTGGATTCCCAGCCTGGGGCTGATCCATCTAAAACGATACTCTCCGTTCCTGGACAGTCCGCGCATAAGGTCGATATTGGACCCCTCAATACCTGTGGGGATCGCGTTGAATGTAAACTCAAGGTCGTTCTGATCGCTCAGGCCTTTGATGTATTCGCGCATCTCGCTTTCCAGATTGGATGAGTCCAATTTAACTGCGGTCTCCCCGATCTCGGGAATGCTCTTTATCTCTCCGATCTTCTTCCAGACGCCGGAGTTGACGACATCCTCGACCTCCAGTCTGTCCCCCTGTGCTGTTACTGCTCTTGTCATGACTTTACCTCGTGTAGATCTG